ATATTGACGCGCCGGAATAATTGCCACGCTTGAGAGCATGGCGTTGTAGGCAGATTCGCGTGTTGTCACAAGCTGCAAGCTGGGTTGCTTGCCGTACATGGGGCAAATTTCAACAGCAAGCGACTTGTAGACGCTTGCTGCATGTTTAAGCATGATCCCGCTATCGTCGTCCAAGTCGCTGTCGGCTGGATCGGCAGGCACGTCATATCCAATATCCACGCCAGATGCCGTCCATGTCGCCACCATTGCATCCAATTGGCGCAAAATGTCCGAGCGCTCTTCGGGTGACGCGTCAAACTGATAGCCACCCATGCCGATTTCAACCATCGCTTGGTCGATGAGATAGCGTTTTGTGATCATTGCTTACTCTCCGGCAACACCACCCTGGTCATCGGCGGTTGAATCTGATTCGGTCGGCTTGACCGTCTTTGTGCTGCGTTTTTTCTTGGTGTCAAACGGGTTTAAGCACCACCCATCTGCCACCGCTTCGGCCACGTCATCTTCATCAATGATAATGTAGTCAAGACTCAATCCTTCCCACTCAAGCGCTGATCCGGTCTTATAAAGCATTGTTGGGTTGTTCATTCTTGGCGCTCCAAAAACGACAAAAGGGCAATTAAGCCCTTTTTGTCGTCGTTGTTAATGATTAGGTCTGGTTGAACAACTGCACACCGGCCATCTCGGGATTCAAGATAGCCGTACCAAAGTCAATATCCCAACGAACCTTACACGACAGGTCGTTGATTGAGCCTTGGCGGGTGTAAGTGATGCCAACGCCCAAATCAGTTTGCGCCTGCATGACCGACCAGCCGTCGCCATTGGTCACAGTGAACGAGCCGGGGATCAAGATCATCGACTCTTTGCAGAAAAACGGATTCAGCGCCGCATTCGCAGTATTCAGCCAAGTGATCGTCGCACCGTTGGCAGGTGTGGCCGACACGTTGGCGTACTCTTTCGAGCCAATCGAACCCTCGGCAGCATCAATGATGGCCGGATAGACGCGGATGGTGTTGCCTGCTGGCTTGTCGATCACGCGGAAGGTCTTTAAGAACCCAGTGTTTTGCTTGGTGATCAGATGCACTTCATTCACGCCGGCAATGGTCAGCGCATCACCCACCTTGATGTTGGCATAGGTCGTGGCGGTGATAACAAGATCAGTGTAGCGGTTGTCCTTGTTTTCGGTCAGACCGGCGCTGGTCAGCGTTGCAGCAGGCACGGTGCGTTGGTTTGCGCCATTGACCGTGGTAGCACCGCCACCCGCAGCAGCAAGCAAGATTTCTTGATCGTTTTTAAAGACTTCAAAACCTGCGATATCGCTACGGATCAGCGCACGTTCATAGGCATCTTTTGAGCGCGCAGTATCTTCCGAGCGGCTTGCCAAGTTGCCTGCCATCGCATTCATCACGCTTGGGCTATAGAACGCCTTGCGGCCATCATGCGGCATACCAATGCGGGTGAAGCGGTTGTCAAGGTCTGCTACGTCGTCATAGCCGGTTGCAGCACCAGTGCGCTTTGACACAACCGAACCATATAGCGCAGCAGTGTTGAAGCAGGCCAGATTTACATCTGACGCCAACTTCTGCTTGGCAGCGCGACCAAACTGATCCATTGCGTAGGTGTTACGCAGGTTTTTAGACGACAAAGTCTTTGGAATCGACTTGTGAAAGCCAACCGATGCAGGCACGTTTAACTGAGTCAAGCCGTCAAAGTTGGCCGATTGGTCGAAGCCGTCATAGCTTGCACCGATCATCGGCGCAGGCACCCAAAACTTATCAAGCGCGCTAACCTGCTCTTGTGCAGACAACGGCTGATATGATTCAAAACACTTTGAAATCACAAGCAGATCATCAAAGCCGTCAATGACTTTGTCAAACATGACCTGTTCTTGTTTCGTGTAACTTGTAGCCATAAGTCAATCCCCTTTGGATTATTTGCTAAGGCTCTTCTTGTAGGCGATCAGTGCAGTCCGGTTTCCGGTTCGCGCCGCTTCTGCTTCAAGTTGAGCCAATTTTTTGCTATTACCGCCAGACGTTGGGCCGCTACCGCGTAGGGCTGTATCAACTGGCACAGGTTTGCTTTTGGTTGACACTTTCATTTCCTTTTCGAGTTTGCCGAGTTCAACAGCAAACTTGGCTAGGTTAGTGATTTTGGACAGGCGTTCGAGTTGTGCCGGATTTTTACCCAGCGCATAGACCAGCATCGCGGGGTTATCAACACCCTCAAGCAAGATGCTTTGACGGGTCGGATCAAACATTGTGGCAACCTCATCTTCGGACTCTTTAAAGTCTTTGGCCCTGATTGCCTTGGCTTGATCCTGATACGTCTTGATCTTTGCTTGTGTGGCCTGCTCTTGCTCAGACTTGGCGCGCTCGGCAGACTTTGACTGCTCTAGCCATTCGACCATCTTTTGCTCAAGCTCAGTTTCATCCCAACCGCAGGATTCAAGCGTAGGCTTAGGCATGACCGTTGGCGTTGGTGCGGCCTGTTGCTGTGCAGCGCGTAGCTGTTCAAGTTCGCGCTTGGCTTTGCGTAACTCCTTGTCTTTTTCCCGTTCACGCTTGCGCATGGCGGTAATGACAGGGGTCTCGTCGTCGTCCGACTCGGTGTCGCCGTCGCCTTCTGACTCACCAAAAGTCACCTCGACTTCTTCCGTCGATTCATCTTCTGATTCATCGTCAATGCTGGTGTCTAAATCATCGTCCGGTAATTCCTCAGCCGTGTTTAATTCCAAGCCGTCATCTGCCTGTTCCATGTGTCAACCTCTGTGTTTGCTCAGTCAAAGGGGCGACTGGATACCCTGTGGAAGTTGCGGCTGTTGCGTCGGAATTGGCTCAACGCTTGCCGCGATTTGTTGCTGATTCTGTTGCTGACTGCTTTGCATTGCGCCCAAAACCTGCAAGATTTGATTCATTTGCATATCTTGCTGTTGAGCTTGGGCTTCAAGCATGGTCTTGATGGTTTCGGCATTGAGCTTGTCAGCCTGCGCGAGTGTCTGCGCGGTCTTAGCCCGTGCCGAAATAGCATTGGCTTCGGCTTCTTCTGCCATCTTTGCCATAAGCTGCTGTTGTGCATCAGGCGGCGCATTGGCTGCGGCCTGTGCCTGCTCAGCCTGTTCCTTCTTCTCGTCGTCGGTCGGTTCAGCCGCGCCCATCGCTAACAATTTCTTGCGTGCAAACTTCGACAGATCAGACAGTCCTTCGCCATCCAAGTTATAAGCAATCGTGGCCGACATAGCCGCTTGCAGTTCAGGATCAGGCGTGACAGGCAGCATCTTGATCAGATTCGATACGGTCTTTTCACGACTCGATGCAAACGACGCGCCCACATCAACCGCCACGTCATATTTGCCCGACGACAGATTATTTTTGTAGACAATCGTATCGTCCTGCATGACCGGCTGATTGATCTTAATCGTGTCCTCGGTGTCGTCATGCCACACAGCGCGCATCTCACGACCGTCCTCGTCGTAAAGCTCCTGAGCCATCGACAGCCACACACAACCGCTATGGCGCATGGCTTTGGCCATATTGTCCATGTAGATGAACGCTTGCATATCCAAACGATCATGAATCTTTTCGACAGTCTCAGTCGCAATGTTACTAACCATCTTGTCTGCTTGCGCTTGATTACCCGTCAGTTCAGCAATGTCAGCACCGGCCACCTGAATCAGCGCAGTCATGGCAGGCGGCAGCATAGGCGGCTGTGTGTACGCCATCGGCGCAGGCGGTAACTTTTGGCCGTTGGCATCGGTCAGTTGATTGATCAGTAGATACGGATAATCCTCAACCGCATCATCAACCCACATGCCCTCGTGACCGGTAATCTGTTCGGGCGTCAGAATTGGCTTTTGCTTGTAGCCACTGGCCGCAATCTCAACCAGCGCACTAGTGATGACGTTGTAAATCTGCTGCGGGTCTTTAGCCAAGCGGACATGACCAAACGCGCGCTCAACGCCATCAATAAACATGCGCTTGCCGTACACCGGAATGATCGGGATGTACTTGCCTGCGATGTAGCCAAGGTCCTCTAGCACCTCTTGGCAGTCGATGATGTACAGATGCACCTTGCGTGCCTTGATCGTCTTAACACGCGCACGGTAGTAGCCTTGGGCGGTCAGTGAGTCGATCTGTTCAGCCAAATCATCGGCATCTAGTTCGGATTCGTTCAACTTCACAATGTCAGGCTTATCACCTGCATCAAGCTGATAAAACGCGACCTTCTGCTTAACTTCTTCGACTTCGTAATATTCAGCCACACGCACAAAATCAGGCTTCACCCAATCGTATTGGTGCAGTGTTTGCGCTTCATCGAACGACGACGGGGACTTGTCGAACCGTTCTTCGTACTCATCCGGCGTCATGCTGACAACGTGCCAAGCGCGTTTGGCGTCGGCTTTGTCTTGACGCTTGGCTGATATGTCAAAAAACACGGTTTGATCAGCATCAAAGATTGGCTCGATCACGATACGCTGATGGTCGTTGTCCTCGTCCTCGTCATCTTCGTATTTGGTCGTCAGCTTCCATGCACCCACACCACCAGCCACCGCTTCTTCAAACGCAGCGTCGTAGGCTTCCTGTCCGTTGCTGTCTTGCTCATCGGCACGATACAGGCCGTTCAAATTATCAGCCGTGTCACTATCAGCGGTCGAATCTTTGCATTTGAAATTGACGCTGATTCGATTGTTGCGGTACTCACTAAACAGCCGAGTGACCGCCAAGCTGATCTTGTTCACTTCAAACTTCGGGCGATTCTCGAACTGTTCGCCGAGATTATCTTCCCACTGCGCACCGGTTACGAACGCAAAGCGCCGATCTTCTAGGCATTGCACTCGGTTGTCGCGCTGCGGTACGAACGTGGCGTCAAAGCCACGCATGGCACGCTCATGCACTTGCAGTAGCTTGTCTGTCATCGTCTGTTCCAATGGTGTTTTTTGGGTGGTGGTGCCGATGCTGGCGGTGGAGCTTTTAGCGAGATGCGCTCAAGTGATTGCGCATACT